ATATAAGAATATAGCTAGAAATATTGAATATGAATTGGCTATATATCAATAGTTGAGGTAGAAATCTTTATAAGTTTCTACCTCAGTTTTTGCTCCATTCTATGTTTAAAATATATTTATAACAAAATTTAAAGAAATTCACTAAAAAAACTTGACAAATTGTAAAAATCATATTAAAATATGTAATGTGCTCACAAATGAGCTACAAGATGGTGGATGTAGCGTAGTTGGTTAACGCGCCAGTTTGTGGCACTGGAGACCGTGGGTTCGAGTCCCATCTTCCACCCCATTTAATTTTATATTGGGCTGTAGCCAAGTGGTAAGGCACCAGACTTTGACTCTGGCATGCGCTAGTTCGAATCTAGCCAGCCCAACCAAAATTCGAGATTTTTAAAAGTCTCGTTTTTTTATTTTTATTTTTTATTATGTGCTCATTATCCTTTATTATCAAGGGTTTCACGGCTTTGAATTATTTCAAATATTTTATTGTTATTGTATTGTTTTTTATTATTTGCATGAAAAATTGCATGAAAATTGCATGAAAAAATATTTCCATGCAATGTTTTTTAAGAAGATTTTGCTTCTAATAAATTATATTTAATTTTGATTTTATTTATTGTATCATTTAACATTTTTTTATCTAGATCATCTAATGAGGAATTGCTTAATAATTTTAAAAGTTTATTTATCTCATTTAAAATAATTTCTTCGTGTGTTAAGTCGAGATAGTTTAAATTATTTTCTCTATTATATTGAAAACTTTTTTCGTTATATTTATTTTTATATTCAGAAAAAGCATCAAAGTAAGTATTTAATGTTACTTCTATATCTTTATGACCTAACAAATCCTTTAAAACTTCTGCGGGTGTTCCAGATTCAATTTTTCGTGTAGCGTAAGAATGTCTTAATACATATTGAGTTTCTTCATCTTGCTTGGCAATATTATTTTTTTGACAGAATCTTTTAAATGCACTATTAGAAGCTTGAACAGACATAAAGTTATTTCTAGAAGTATCCCAAAACAATAAATCATATTCATTATTAGTGCTTTCTAAAGTTGCTTCTTTCAATATAGCTTTTGCATCTGTATTTAAATCTAGAAACCTATCACCTGCATATGTCTTGGTTCTGTCTCCTAAAATTATTTTTCCGTTTTCATCATGTGTTAAAGAAGTTTTTATATGAATTTTTTTATTTTTAAAATCTATATCATCATTATTTATAGCATAAGCCTCACCAGGACGAAGACCAAGTGTAAGCATTAATAGCCAGCCATATTTATATTTGTTTCTGTTTCTTTTTATTGCAACTGTAAAATCTTGCTGTTGAGAAATAGTAAATGCACGAACTTTTTCATTTCTTATTTTTGATTTTGGCTTTCGAAATTCATCTTTATCATCAAGTGGATTTAGGTATAATACTTTTTTTCTTACAGCTTTTATAAATGTAGCATTTAACAAACCATAATCTTTACTAATTACAGAATCAGAGTACATGGTCATATAATTTAAAAAATTGTGCAAATCTTTATCTGTTACTTGTTGTGCAGGCTTATGCATAAAACTATGCTTGTCAAGCCTTTTTAATTTTGCTAGATTAGCAATGTAGGAATTATCATTTGTTATGTTTTTGCTGTGTCTATCTTCTACAATATTTTCAGCAATCTCATATAAAGTAATTTGTGATTTATCTACCATTGTATTATCATTAATTTTATTCAATGTATCTAAATTGTTTTTGGCTGCATCTTTTTTCTTTTTTGCATATTTGGGGCTTGTTCTAGTACCATCTTTTTTGGTAGCTTGACTGACATTTCTTTCATATATATAATATCTGTCGCAGTACTTTAAACATTCAGTACAGCTTTTGCATTTATCACATAACTTTTTACAATCTTCTCTATTATTACATAATTCCTTGTTATTGCAATTTTTACAAGTTTCGCATATAGTTAAATTTGTATTATCTTTTTTTATCTTTTGAATAAATTCATAAACAGAACCTTCTCCGTTGGCTCTTCTTCCTTTCATAATAAAAATACCTCCATTTTTAAATAATTTTTTAATAAACTATTGAAAAGTGAAGGTATTTTCTATATAATAATACTACATTCACTTTTAATAGTGTTGTGAGGGAATAAATGTATCGGTTCGTGGTAAAATTGAATACATCTATTCCTTTTTTAATTGTTATAATCTAACATGATTTCAGTTTCTTGTATATAACCTTGTATGTGGTTATTTTTTCCCAAAGTAAATCTATAATCATTAATATTATTGTAAATTTCTTCTAAATCATTTTCTGTTATCGTAGAATCGAATATTTGAGAAGATATTCTGATAAATTCTTTTGCTATATCTGTGTTTGAAATATTTGCATAAATTCTTAGATTACAAGAATTTGTTAATGAGAAAGAAGAATAATCTATAATATCAATAATATTGCCATCTAGTGTTCCTGTTTTAGCGGTAGCATTTTTAAAAGCTTGTAATCTAAATTCTGTTTTATAGTGTTGACTAGATTTGTCATGTATATCAAGTACAGATAAATTTGTTATTTTGTATTTTGTAAGACTATTGTATTTATCTATATAATTATCAAGATAAGAAACTGTTTCTACTTCGTTTTCTTTATCAGTTACAATGTTTTCCTGTTCTTGTTTCGAAGTATTATTTTGAGAGAATGACAAAATAATAATTATAAGAACAAAAATTGTAACTAATAAAATTTTTAATTTTTTATCTTTAATATTGAACATAATTATTCTCCATTTATTTCTTTTTAAAATTTCTTATAGATCTTTCGACTACTCCTATAACTCTAACAGGTAGTTCTTTGATTTCCTCTTCCGTAAATACTCGTGGTGGGTAATAAGGATTAACAGCTTCTAGTTTAATACCAGTTGTTCCTTTATACACTTTTTTTATTGTAGCTTCATTTCCATTTATAAGCACAACACAATTATCTCCATTGTCAAAGTCGTCTTGTTTATGAACTATAACTGTATCTCCATTATCAAAAAGCGGTTCCATACTATCTCCAACAACATTCAAAGCATAGTAGTTTTCTTTGTCTGTTCCATTTACTTTAAATGGTATATAATCTACAATATTTTCTTCTGCTAAATAGTCATATCCAGCTTTTACTGTTCCTAGAACAGGTATTTTAACAGTATCTATTTCAGATAAGGGAATAGCACCTATTTTTTTTAGAAGATAATCAGGAGTTCTTTCCATTGGTACATCCAGTCCCATTAGCCAAGCTTCATTTACAGACAATGCTTGAGCAAGTAAGTATACTCCATCTTGTTTTGCTTTATATCTACCAGACATATAAGAACTTATTTTTGACTTGTCAATTCCTGTCTTTTCTGATAATTCAATTGGTTTTATATTCCTTATTCGCATAGCAGTATTTAGTCTATTTGAAAAAGTGTCTACTAATTCATTCATTGTAATTCCTCCAATCAATTATTATTATAAGTGAAATGTTTAGAAAAGTCAATGTTTTTGATTGCTTTTTAAATAAAAAGTTTAGAAAAATAAATTTTTTTTAAAAAAAGGTATTGACAATAGAAAAATGATTTGATAATATAATTACAGTTTAGAAAACTAAACAAGCGAAAGGAGGAAGAAAATTGATTTTTGATTCATCAAAGTTGAAAGGATTAATAAGAGAAAAAGGACTTACACAAGAAATAGTAGCAAAAGAAATAGGAATTGCATGCTCAACATTTAATTTAAAATTAAATGGAAATGTTTTTTTTACACAAGAAGAAATTTTTAATTTGTCAAATGTATTAGAAATACCTAAGACAGAAATTTATGAATATTTTTTTACAATAAAAGTTGAGAAAACTAAACAAAAATAACCACGAACCGATACAAAGAGAGGAGATGAGAGAATGGAAATATTAAAAAATGTTCAAACAATACTTTTAATATTGCATGAACATAAAATACAAATTTCAATAATATTATGCTTAATTTGTTTGCTTAATGTATTTCTTAATATTGTTATATTGAATAAAGGTGCATATAAGACAGATAACAAGAGTAATAAAGAAAATTAAGTTAGTGCTATCACCAAGAGAGAAAGGAAATAATGAACACTTATCCAATCTAAAATTAATAGCATTACAAACTATTGCAAAAATATCGAAATAGAAAGAAATATTGTACCAAAACAAGGTTGAATTTTTATCATATGATTTCTTTAAAAATTTAAACAAGATAGTTGATATTGCAACAATAATAGAACATATTAAGCCAGAAATAGTAGCATTTAATATTTCATTAAAATCCACTATATTCACCACCTTTCGACAGAATTATATCAGGTGGAAATCAAAAAGTAAAGGAGATGAGAAAATGAATGTAAAGAAAGAAATAACAATGAAATGGGAAGATGCCCCAGACACAATTAACCCAGAGATATATGCACAAATAAGAGGAATAAGTCAGCAAAAGGCAAGAGATATGTTCAATACAAAGGGTTTTCCGAGACTAGATAGTTCGGGAAATAAACAATTAGCTGATAAAACAGCCGTAAGACTTTATGATATGGGAATAAACCCGAAAACAAATGCAAAAACAAGTATAGAGTATTTAATACTTTTAGAACTTCAAAAAATAAATGAAAGGAGAGAGGTAAAATATGAAAAACATAGTTAGAGGAATAATATTTTGGATCATAGCATTAGCATTTATATTTGTAATATGGACGATAGCAGAAACATTATCAAAAATAGTAACAATAAATGCAATAATGAATTTAGTTTATGTATTGCTACCAGTTAGCATTGTATACATATTAAAAAATTTTTAAAGAGGAAGTGAGAAAGAATGTTTAATAGAAAACAAAAAGAAATAGATAGTTTAAATGCAAGATGTGTTGAATTAGCAAGAATGGTAAAAGACAAAAATGAAGAGTTAAAAATTCAAAGACATAACAATGAATTAATAATGCAAGAAAATGAAAAAGCAAAAGAAGAGAACAGAGCTTTAAGAAACGAAATAGACGAATTAACAGACACAGTAAAAAGAATCAATCTATTAGTAGCATACGATGGCTATGAAAACAACGAAGCATTTAGAAGAAAACTAAAAGAGCTAACAAGCGACTACCAATCAATTTGTTAACTCAAATCAAAAATATTTATATAAATACTCTCTTTGGATATTATAACATATTTTTTCAAAGAGAGCAAGGAAAGGATTGTAAAATGGAAAAATTAACAGGAATATCAAGAAAAGTTGATGAACTTGGTAGAGTTGTTATACCAAAAGAGCTAAGAAGAAGCTTGAGAATTGAAGAGGGAGACTTAATTGAAATTAGTTTAAAAGGTCATGATGTAATTTTAAGAAAAGTAAATCAAAAATGTTGCACAGATTGTGGACAAGTAGTGGATCTAAAAGATAAATTTTGTAGAAATTGTGGAAAGGAACAATAAATTATGGACGATGACGGAGATATATTCGCATTAATAAATGAAGAGTGCGAGTTAGATGATGAATGGTTAAAAGAAAAGGAGAGAGAACAATGGAAGAAAACAAATACTCTGAAATAATAAAAGGATATACATTCGAACAACTTGTGTATGAAAGAGCAATATTAGACAAAGAAAAAGACAATATATACATAAAAGATAAAGAACTTAAAGAAGAATTTAAAAGAAGATTAAATGGAGGATATTAAAATGGGATTAGCAAAAAAAGCTACATTAGATGATGTTAATTTAAAAATAATGGTTTGGGGAGAAAGTGGAAGTGGCAAGAGTAGATTTGCATTATCTTCTCCGAGTCCAATCGTAATAGACTTAGAAGGAAGTACAAGGCTATATGCAGAGCAGTTTGATTTTTATAAGGCGGAGGTAGACAAAACAAATAGTAGAGCGGGTAATCCTGCTTCATTAACAGTAAACTTGATAGAAGAAATTTTGAAAGGAGAATATCCTGATAGAAAAACCTTAGTAGTAGACCCTGTGACAGATTTACTAGACTGTATAGAAGATGTAAGTGCTAAAAAATATGAGCAAATAATAGGAAAAAAAGTAGGAGAATTAAATCAATTACAAAAAACAAAATGGTATGCATATCGTAGAGAGATGGCAAGAACAGTTTTGAATCAATTGAAAGATGTTCCTATGAACTTGATATTAGTAGCAAGAGCTAAAAATGTGTGGGATACAAAAGATGGAAAAATGCAACCAGTCGGTCTTACATATGATGCATTAGACATAGTGGAATATTTAATGGATATAGTAATTCAATTAGAAAAAACAGGTGAAGAAACAAAAGCGATTGTAAAAAAATCAAGAATAGGTAATTTACCAAAAATATTAGAGGTTAAAGATTATTCAACAATAGAAAATGCATTGAAAAATAATAATAAAAAATTAGCAGAATAGGTGGAATATGAAAAGTCAATTTGAAGAAATATGTCAAGAAGATTGCAAACAATTTAGAGATTTATTTAGTAGATACAAAAGCAAAAGAGTAGAAGATTTAGAAGAATTACATAGCATATCAACTCTAGCACTTATATTAGCACAAAGATGGTGTGAAATACAAAGTAATGCATCTATTATAGCTAAAGAAAATGGATTAAGCAAAACCGATTTTCAACAATGGGCATATCAACATTATAGAAATTTACAAGAAATGCATATAGACTGTAGGAGTTTATACAAGTGTGCTAGAGAAGATTTAAAAGCAAATTTGATAATGGAGAATTAGCAATGATAGTAACTGATTTAAGCCAAAGTTTCCATCCTGTTCCAAAAAGTGAGCATAACAAGACATTAAATAGACTGAAAAAACACGAGAAAGATTTCTGCATAATGCCAAAAAGCAAATTATATAGCACAGTAAGGACAGAAATATATTGCGAAAGGCATGAGGTTTATTTTTCAAAGGCTTACAGACAAAAGAGTATAAATGATGGCTTGATAGTATTTTTAACAAGAGAAAGCCATCGTGGAACGAATGGAGTACATGGTAAGAATGGAGATAAATTAAATAGACAATTAAAGAGAATGGCAGAAAAAGCATGGACAAGTTATTACAAGAAAACAAAAGAAGAATTTATAGAGAGATTTGGAAAATCAAACAACAAGGGATAAGGCGTAACAATGTTTTATCCCTTGTATTATACGAAAGGAGAAAACAATGAAAGACCCGGCGTTTTTATTTTATAGTAGTGATTTCTTATCTGGAACAATGTTAATGACAGATGAAGAAATAGGTCAATATATAAAGTTACTATGTTTACAACATCAAAAAGGACACTTAAAAGAAAAAGATATGTTGAATATATGTAAAACATATAATGAAGATATTTTCTCCAAATTCATAAAAGATGAAGAAGGCAATTACTATAATGAAAGATTAGAATATGAATCTAATAAGAGAAAAGCATATTCTGAAAGTAGAAGAAATAACAGAAAGAAAAAAGAAGAAAAAGAAACATATGAAGAAGATATGAAAAACATATGTAATTCATATAAAGAACATATGGAAAATGAAAATGTAAATGAAAATATAAATATAACTTTAAATAAAAATAATAGAAAAAGGGGTTCTCAGGGGAAAAAGGAAGAAGAAAAAGTACACTTTGCTGAATTTGTATCTATGACCAATGCTGAATATGAAAAATTAGTTAGCACTTATGGAAAGGATTTCGCAGACCAATGTATAACTTCACTAGACAACTACAAAGGATCATCAGGTAAGAAATATAAAAGTGATTACAGAGCAATTTTAAGCTGGGTTATAGATAAAGTAAAACAAAAAACAACAGCAAAATCAAATGGAATGAGTGACTTCAAACAATTATGGGAGGAGGCAAAATTAGAAGATGAACAAACAGGAAACAGTACAGGTAATAACACTTTTAGCTGGTAATTATGACAGTATATCTAAAAAGGATTCTACACAAAAACAATTGATGATAAACACATGGCAAGAATGCTTAGGAGATTTAGATTATAGACTTGTTTTACAAGCAGTAAAGAAAACAATAATTGAAAGTCTATATCCTCCAACAATTCACGAAATTAGGAAAAATGCTGTAGAAATGATGAATCAAACGCAAACAAGAACTGCAATAGAAGCATGGGACGAAGCATATAGAATGATATGTGGCGGACTATACATGACACAAGAACAATTTGAAACAGCAAGTCCAGAAGTGAAGAAATTTTTTGGAAATGTAAGACAAGTGGCAGAATTAGCAAGAACAGATATAGATACAGTTAATACAGTTACGAAAGGACAGTTTTTAAAACAATATGATGTTTTAGTTCAAAGAGAACAAGAAAGAAAAATGTTGCCACCTCAAATGCAAGAATTTACTAAACAACTTGCTGAAAAAATGAGTATAAAACAGATTGGAGAGTGAAACTAATGAAGATAAATCAAAGACAAAGAATAATAGATTATATAAAGAAATTTGGAAGTATAACAAGTAAAGACGCATACAACGATTTAGGAATAACACAATTAGCAACACGAATAAAAGAACTAAAAGAAAGAGGTTATGAATTTAAAACAGAGTGGGAAAGTAGCAAAAACAGATATGGCGAAAAAGTAGATTTTAAAAGATATTATTTAGCAAAAGGAGAAGAGTAAATGAAAGTGATATTAATAACTATTTTATGCTGGTTATTCTATGTGGTAGGTAAACTTACAGGAGAGATAAAAACACTAGAAAAAATAAAAAATCACATAAAGGAATCGAAAGATTGGAATGAATTTATGGAAAGGTTATCTGTAGATTTTAATAAAAACAATATTGAGGTGTGAAATGAAACAACTAGAGCAAGATAAACTCTGCAAGAGATGTGCTGGATGTAACAGGCTTGAAATATCAGAATTTAATCGGAGTTTATAGATGTAATAATTTTATAGAAATGGAAAGGAAAATCAATGAAACGAACAAAAATAGAATTATATAATGATCACTTTGAAAATGCGAAAAGATATGGAATACCACATGCACAGTTAATTATAGCAGATATACCATATAATCTTGGAAATAACGCATATGCGAGTAATCCACAATGGTATATAGACGGAGATAACAAAAATGGAGAAAGCAAACTAGCAAATAAAAGTTTCTTTGACACAGACAAAGATTTTAAAATAAATAATTTCTTCGATTTTTGTACTAGATACTTAAAGAAAGAGCCAAAGGAAAAAGGACAAGCACCAGCAATGATAGTATTTTGTGCCTTTGAACAAATGCAAATGGTAATTGATGAAGCTAAAAAGCATGGATTAATTAAAAGCTATCCATTAGTGTTTATAAAAAACTATTCTAGTCAAGTTTTAAAAGCAAACATGAAAATCGTTGGGGCTACAGAATATGCAGTAGTACTTTATAGAGATAAATTACCCAAATTCAACAATGGCAAAACAGATGAACAGAAAGGAAAAATGATATTTAACTGGTTTGAATGGAAAAGGGATACATCAAAAGAGTATGCTAAAATTCATCCGACCCAAAAACCCATTAATGTATTGAAAAAGCTTATAGAAATATTTACTGACGAGGGAGATGTTGTAATAGATCCAGTTGCAGGAAGTGGAAGTACATTAAGAGCATGTGCAGAACTAGGAAGAAATGCATACGGTTTTGAAATAAAAAAAGATTTTTATAAACAAGCAAAAGAAAGAATGATAAGTGATGATATTTTAAGCGGAATAATGGAAGATGGACAAGTAACAATAGATTCAATTTTGTAAAAAAAGGAGCGAAAGAAGAATGAACAAATACAGAAATAAAAAAACACAAGTAAACATGTATGTATTTGACTCAATAGCTGAAAGCAAGAGATATAAAGAATTAGCATTATTACAAAGAGCAGGAGAGATACAAAACTTAGAACTACAACCGAGATTTTTATTACAAGAAAGTTTTAAGAAGAATGGGAAAACATACAGAAAGATTGAATACAGAGCGGACTTTATGTATTGCCAAAATCGGTAAAACAGTAGTAGAAGACGTCAAAGGAAAAGAAACTGATGTATTTAAGTTAAAACACAAGTTATTTGAGAAGAAATATCCGGATTTAACGTTAAAAATAATAAAGTAAAGGAGAAAAACTATGAGTGATTTAGATAAGGAAGAACTAATCGCAACAAGAAAACTACACGGATTAGATGATAATTTATTTGAAGAGGAAATAGAAGTAGGAGAATATGTGAGAACAGATAAAGGCTATATTTTTAAAATAGATAAAGAAGAGAAAAACTTGCAAATAGTTAATTTTTTTGATGCAGAATATGGGAAAATAGTAAAACACAGCAAAATAATATCAGAAGTTGTAAACGTTGGAGATTATGTAAATGGAAAACTAATACACAAAATAGATAAAGGACCAAATTATTGTTATTTATATTACGGAAATTGTAAGACATTTGTAGATTATCAAATAAAAACAATACTAACAAAAGAAAGTTATATGGCTAATTGCTATAAAGTAGGAGGAGAAGATGAATAGAGAGATAAGGTTTAGAGGAAAAAGCTTAGTAGACATAGGAAACATAAAAAAAGGTGACTGGGTATATGGTGGCATTAGTTATGATACAGATAGAGTTTGGATAGATATGCCGTATTATGGGCAAATATTAGTTGATAAAGACACAGTGGGACAATACACAGGACTAAAGGATGAGAATGGAAAAGAAATATATGAAGGAGATATAGTAAAAATCAAATATAGAGATGAAGATATAGGAAAAGTCATATATGAACACAATGGATTTTCTATAGATGTTACAAATATGAATAAAAATTATGGGAGAGTTAGTTTTGTGAATAATTTTATGGAGGTAATTGGAAATATATATGATAATCCAGAATTATTAGGAGGAAAATATGAATAGAAACAAAACAATTAACGGTTTAATAGAAAGTTGTATAGATAGTCGTGATGTAAATATTGAAAAAGCAGAAGATGGAAAAAGAGCATTTAAAGAAAACAATATTTATGTAAAAGGAAAAAGTGGAGAATTTGAAAGATATACTTTAGTTGAATGTTTACCTAGAGGAACAAAATTTGTAGTATTAATTAATGAAAGTAGTTCAAATGAAACAGGAGATTTTAGTTGGTATTTTTGCATTATGATTAAATATCATGATTTATATATTAGCTTACATGATAGAGGTTAGGAGGAGAATAGATATGTTTTTATATAAAGATAGTAAATTAGAAACTGATATAAAACAATTAAATAGTAATATTAATAAAACTGAATATGAAAAAGCAAGAGAACCATTACAAAAGCAAATAGCGATATTAAATAAAAAATTATATGAAAAAGATATTGCATTGCAATCATTATATCAAGTATGCAAAGAATTTTTACATAATAATATAAAAAATAAACAAATAATAGTAATGAAAAACGAGCCACACTTATTTTATGGTACTGTTTCGGATATTGAATTTGAAAAACTTGAAACTATAAAAATAGATTTATCAGATTATAAAATATTACAAGAATTTATTGATAGATTAAATGAAGTAGAAAAGCAACTAAAAGGAGAAGAATAGATATGAATAAAACAATAGAAGATATAGTGTTAACAATATGCATTACAATACTTGTGACTGTGACATTAATAACAATGGCAATTACAAGTAGCAAAGATGAAAAAATAAAATTATTAGAACAAAGTTTGATTGAACAAATAGAAGAAAAGCAAGTATATATGAATATGCTTGAAGAAGAGAGGAGTAAATAAGATATGGAAAAATATAATTTAAAAAATAAAACAGATATAAAAATGCATAATGTATTATTTGCAACAACAAGTGAAAGAGATTATGACATGGAAAGGTTATTATTGCTAGAAGATATGCCTGATACAGAATATAATGAATTTGTTTTAGTAGAAGGATTTCATTGTAGTTGTTATGATTTTGATGATACTAACTGGGATTGCACAAAATTAACCAAAGATGAATTAAATAAATTGCTAGAAAAAATAGAAGATTGGGAAACATTGAGAAAAGAATTAAAAGAATTTTTAGCGAGATATTAAAGGAGTGATACATAATGAAAGAAAAAACAGCAGATGAGATGTTTGAAGAATTAGGATATAAAAAGAAAGAGCAAAAAAATGAATATGTAAGATATATTTCGTATTATCAACGAAATGGTGCAAATGAAGAATTTGGAATAGAATTTTCAAAATCAATATATGAAGAACAAGGAGAAATATATTGTGTTTGTCATGCTGAAAAGGAAGAAGCAATTTATATAAATATGCAAGAATTAAAAGCAATAAATAAGAAAGTAGAGGAATTGGAATGGATAAAATAGTACAGTTACCTAAAATAATATGCGAAGAATGTAAGAAGAGAGAAGCAACAAGATTATGTGATTATGATATAGGATATAACATTGATTTAGAAGGAGCTGGTAAAATAAAGAGAGTAACCTGTGATAAAAAATTATGTACAGAATGTGCTACTAAAATAAATAATAAAGATTACTGCAAAGAGCATATTAAAATTTTAAAAGAAGAGTTAGGAGGTGTTTTAAGTGAAAGAAAATAGTATTAAGAATGAACAAAGTTCTATAGAAGAAGATATAAAAGAATTAAAAGAAATGATAGATAGTGATATAGAAAGCGTAGGAGGAGTTGAGGGCTTTAATAATTACTATTGTGCTAACGAATGTATTACAAGCTGGATAGATAGAGTTCTAGATATCGTAGAAAGGATGAATGAAAAATGAATTTAGACGATTTATTAAACGAAATGAGCGAAAAAATAAGAAACAGAGATTTATCTGATGAATATTTAAGAGAACATAATAATTCTACAAGAGAAGAAATTGGAATAGGAGAATATGCATACGGAATCACAATGATACCTTGTGAATGGGTTTATGAATATTTATCAGATTATAAAAGAGTATTAAAAGAGAATGAACAGCTAAACGCAGAAGTGAACAGCTTAAAAGAAGATAACGAACGATATCAAGAATTAGAATTGCAAATATTGGAAAGTGAGGAATAAATGAACGAGGAAGAAAAGAAAGTTGTTGAACATCTTAAGGAAACATCAAAAGACAGGATGATAATACCGCTAGATGATGAAATATTAATAGCAGTAAATCTAATAGAAAAACTACAAAAAGAGAATGAGGAATTAAAAGCAGATAATTATGAATTAAATAATATAATAACTGATTTGTTAGAAAATATTCCAATTCAAAAAGTAAAAGACAAGATAGAAGAAGAATTACCACTAATAATAGTTGGCGGAAGAAAAAATAAAAAAACATTGGAATATGGAATAAAACTAGGAAGAAGACAAGCCTTACAAGAACTAATAGAAGAAAGAGAGGAAAAATAAAAATGGGATGGTGTGAATATTACCATACATTTTGTGATGATGAAGAAATAGAAAAAAAGCGAGAAGAAACAGGAGAACAATGTTATATAGAATGTCAAGAATGTGAATGGTATGAAAAATAAGGAGGAAAAATAAAATGTTAGGATATTACATAAAAAGTACAATAGTATTTTTAATAATATACTTTGCTTCAAGTAGAGTAATAAGAACATTATTACATAATAGAGATGAAATAGATTATAAAAAATATACGAAAAAAGATAACAAGGGAATGTGGTATACATTTTGCTTTATACCAGTTTTAAGAGTAGTAGTATTGTTAGTAATGTATTGGCTAACGGTAGCTTCTAAAGAAGATTTAGACAAATTATTTGATAGAAAGGAGGATTAATTTATGACAGAACAGGAAGCAATAGACGCTTTAAAAGAACATAAGAAATTAATAGACAAAAAATATTTGAAAGCAAGAAATTCAAAAGCGATAGAAGTAGTTCTTAATGCAATAAAAGAAAAAGATAAAATAATAGATTTAATGTCAGATGAAATAGAATCTTTGCACAGTAGTCTGATAGGAGAATTTGGAGAATGGACAACAAAATATTGTCAGGGCGGAGAGGAAACAACAATAGAAGAGATAAAACAATATTTTGAAAATGAAGCACTTAAAGATTAGTAAAACAAAACACCTATAAAATATAGGTGCTGTGTGGAGGTAACGAGATTCGAACTCGTAAAGATAAAATCTACTAGTTTGGTAAACTAGCGTGTTTACCAATTTCACCATACCTCCATATTGAAATATTAGCATATTATTATAAAAAAATCAAGATAAAATTTATAAGAGGAGAAGAACAAATGAAAATACCAAAAGTAATAAGCAAAAATGGACATGAGTACATATTTGTAAAACAAAACAATGAAAAGACATATTTATACAAAGATATGATATACGGTTGGAATGAAACATTTACAGATTATGATTTGGGATTAGTAAAAGAAATAGTAAAACCACCAAAATCAGACTTAAAAGTAGAAAAAGTAAAAATTTAAGGAGGGTACATATGACACGAGAAGATCTAAAAGACTATAAACATAATCAAGAGTGGATAAAAGGAAGATTAGAGTACATAGAAGAATATAAAACAAGTATAACAAATATAACATCAGTAATATCAGATATGCCAAGAGGGAGTAAGGAAGTACAAGACAGCATGGCGGAAAAAGTTGTAACATTATTAGACAATGTAGAAGAATTACTAGCAAGAATAATTAAAGAGCAAGAAAAACAAAAATTAATATTAGAACAATTAGACAAAGTGGAGCAACCTTATAAGTTGATTCTAGAGAAAGTATATATACAAGGGAAATCATTAGTAACAGTTGCTAGTGAGATGAATTATGATTATAAGTATATATGCAAACAACACGGAATTGCATTAAATAAATTTGAAAACACGACAAAAGAGGTTGAAACACTATAGTAAAAGTTGATAATATATATAATGAAAAGAAACAAAGTACAGGAAACCTGTTGACTAATAAACAAGCTATTTTTTTGATAAGAGCAGATGTTTTTAATGTTTGCTCTTTTTTTATTGGTATTAACAGATACTAGATATGTTGATATAAATATAAAAAGAGTAAAAGCGAGTCAGCTTATAGCATCCTTATTTATTGTTCAGAGCTTTTCTAGTGAGCTCTAATATATGTAAGATTAATTCAAGAGGTTTGAAACTTGTTTGCTAAACAATGTGTACCTAAGCAGGTATGGGGTTCGTGTCCTCAGTCTTACGCCAAGAAAGAAAAGAGTAACATATGAATATGAAATATTGTATGAAAAACAGATGTCAAGGCTGCAAAAAGTATGACATCTGTTTTGGATATAAGCCAAGAAAGAAGAAAAGAAAAACGAAAAGTACAAGACAGGGGTGATGATACAATGAGCCAAAGAGCGTTTAAAACAAAAGAGGAATTTGTAAACAAAATAAAAGAATATGTGAATGTTTGCAAAAATAAGAAAGAGTTGCCCAATATAGCAGGTTTTTGTGTTTATTGTGACATAAATAGAGATACATTTTATGCTCAAGAGGATTATTACTCCGACACATATAAAAAAGTAAATGATATTTTAGAAGATGCGACAATAAATTCGAAAGACATAAATGACACATTCAAGATATTTTACATGAAAAATAAATTTGGTTATAAAGATAAACAAGATGTAGATGCAAATGTAAATACTGAAATAAAGGTTACATTAATAGATGATTAATATACAAATTGATAAAAAAGTATTTAATAAAAAATACATACCATATTTAGATAATGAAGATAGATATTTATTATTTTATGGTGGTGGTTCATCTGGAAAGTCATACTATATAGTTCAAAGATATGTTTACAGATTATTGACAAGAAAAATGAACTTGCTAGTAGTAAGACAGACAGGGAATACTAATAGAGATAGTACATTTGCACTATTTAAACAAGTAATAAATCAATGGAATTTATCAAGTTTATTTGATATAACGGATTTGAGAATAAAATGTAAAAATGGCAATGAGGTAATATTTAGAGGACTTGATGATACAGAAAAGATAAAATCTACAACATTTGAAAATGGAGAATTAACAGATATTTGGGTAGAAGAGGCAACAGAGTGTAAAGAAGCCGATATAAATCAGCTTAAAGTTCGTTTAAGAGGCGGGAAATCTAAAAAACAAATGGTATTAAGCTTTAACCCAGTAAATATAAACCATTGGATTAAAAGACATTTTATCGATAGTAAATTAGCAACAGTATGTCATAGTACATATAAAGATAACAAATTTTTAACAGAGGAAGATATAAAAGTATTACAGAGTTTCAAAGATACAGATCCATATTACTACAATGTATATTGTCTGGGATTATGGGGAGTGCTAGGAAAAACATTCTTTAATGCAGAAAAGATAAGTAGTAGATTAGCAGAAATTAGAGAGCCAATTAAACGAGGCTATTTTGTTTATGATTTTGATGAACAAAGCAATAAAATATCTAATATACAATTTAAAGAAGAGAAAGATGGCTTTATAGATATATTTGAGTTGCCTAAACTTAATTATCCATATGTACTTTCAGGTGATACATCTGGAGAAGGCTCAGACTATTTTACGGGACAAGTATTAGACAATGCAACAGGAAGACAAGTAGCAAAACTTAGAAAAGAATTTGATGCAGATGAATATACAAGACAGATGTATTGTTTAGGAAACTATTATAATGAAGCTCTTATTGGAATAGAGGCTAATTTCGATACATTCCCTATAAAGAAATTACTAGAAATGGGATATGATAAGCAATTTGTAAGAGAAAAAGAAGATACTTATACTGGAAAAGTAGTAAAAGCCTTTGGATTTAGAACTGATAGAATAACAAGACCTTTAATATTGTCTATGTTACAAGCAATAATAAATGACCATATAGAATTAATAAATGATAAAGAGACATTAGAAGAAATGTTAGTATTTGTTAGAAATGAAAAAGGAAGACCAGAAGCCCAGGAAGGATGCCATGATGATTTGGTAATGGCGTTAGCAATAGCATATTATATAAGAACACAACAAAGTTATGAAGTCAAAATAGAAAAGAAAATAAAGCTCAAAGAATATAATCCACTAGATGATTTATACGAAGAAGATGCAACTGTCTCAGATTATGGAATGAAAATAAATATAATTTAAGGAGATAACCATGAATACTATTTTAATTATGATAGCCTCAACGGCTATTTTTTTTATTGGAATACAAGTTGGATACAATTTAAAAGAAAAAACAAAAATCATAGATCGACCTAAAATAGAAGATATAAAGAAAAATATACCATTTACAAAAGAATATAAGGAAGATAAAGAAAACAAAGAAGAAATTACAAGACTAAATAAAATAATGAGTAATTTAGATAATTTTAATGGAACAAAAGAGGGGCAGGTGGATGTTGATTAATGGAAGAAGACAGATTAACGCAAATATGGAAAGAATATAGCCAAATAAAACAATATTTAAATGGCAAGAATTATTACCAACAACTAGAAATAAACTATAATTTTGCAAAAGGAGACCAATGGAAAAACTTTAAAAGTGGTGGTATGCCAATGCCAATAGATAACATAATAACTCCTATTTGCAATTACAAAATTGGCGTTGTGTCTCAAAACAATATGACTATAACCTTTACTGATGAGAATTTTAGTAAAGAAGATATGGAAGAAATTGAGGATGGAACAAGTTTTAGAGATATAGCAGAAGAAGTAATAGAAAAGATAAATAAAAATATTGCTAGATTTTTTGAATCGAATAATCTTGAAAATAATACTTGGGATTATGATGAAGAAAACTGCATAAGTGGAAACGTTGGAATGTATATATATGAAGATGAGGAAAATAACAAAAGAGCAGATATGATATATGGAAACAACATATTTTTTTCAGATGAAAATAATAATGATGTCCAAGACCAAAGTTATATATTAATAACATTTAGAAGACCAGTAGAAAAAATAAGAGAAGAAGCAAAAAAACATGGGCTTGAAGAAAGCAAAATAGCAGAAATAGTAGCAGATAATGATTTAAACGAGCAAATTGGAAACAAGGAAGAGGTAAAAGACGAACAAGGTAAAGCATTATGTGTATTAAAATTATACAAGAAAACAAAAGAGGTAACAAGGACACAAGATAAGACAATAGTAGACGAATATGGACAAGAACAAGTAATTCAAGAAGAAGTTAAAGAAAAGAAAACAACTGTACATATGATGAAATCTACTAAAAATGTAATATATGTACCAGAAACAGACTTAGGACTTACTTTATATCCAGTTGCATTAGATACTTGGATAAATGAAAAGAACAGCATAAGAGGGAGAGGAGAACCACAAGACAAAATAGAAAATCAAATTGAAATAAATAGAACAATGGCAAGAAGAGATATAGCAATTGCTATGGGAGCATATCCAAAAGCAGTGTACAATGGAAAATTAATTGAAAATCCAAGTGCATTAGATAAAGTAGGAGTTGCAATAGAAGTGAACGGACGGACAAACAGTTCAAAAGATAAGAGATGTGGTTGATTATCTACAACCAGCACAAGTTAGCCCTGATGCAAAAAACTTTTGTGATGAATTAAGTCAAAAAACAAAAGACAATGCAAGTGCAAGTGATACTGCACTAGGAAATATAAATCCAGAAAAAGCAAGTGGTCGTTCAATTATAGCAGTTCGAGACGCATCAGCTATACCAATCAATGTTCATGTTGCAAGAAAAAAGAAATTCTATGAAGATATAGGAAGAATATTATTTGATTTTATGCAGAATGTTGATGTAGATGGGCAACAAGTAATAATAACAAGTACAGATGATGAAACAGGACAAACTACAACAGAAGTTGAGCAAATACCATATGGGATCATGCAAAGGTTAAAGGTTGGAGTTAAAGTAAATGTATCACAAACAGACCCATTTTCTATACTTGCTGTAGAGCAAATGTGGGATAGCTTGTTTGAAAGACAAGCCATAACTTTTGAGGAATGGGTTTCTGGATTAACAAACAATTCAAAGTATAACAAGAGTAAATTAGAAGAAATTATTAAGAAACGTAAAGAGAAAGAAAGAGAAATGGCTATGATTCAACAACAAATCACAGAACAACAATCCCAAATAAATGGAATGTTGCAAAATCAAAACAATCAAGAAATAGCAAACATAGCAAGTGATATAGAAACTCAACAAAATCAAGTTCTAGGAGGTCAAAATAATGAAATGTAAGAATTGCAACTTAATTGAAATGAGGGTAATGGTAAGGAATGATAAAGAAGTAGTGTATTATTGCCCTAAATGTCACGAAATTGCTAAGATTAGCACAGAGGAAGAACAGAAAATAAATAAAAAAAATCAAGACAATTAAACACCTTATGGTGTTTTTTATATGCCTCAAAACATGTTCTGGGGCAAAACAGATAAGCATGGGAATTAATAGTCGACAGACTTTAAATTGGGTGAAAATATGGAAGAAAATGAAGGAGTAGTTGAAGAAACTATCGTGGACAACGACGAAACAGTTGGGAATGTTGAAATAGAACAAGAAGTTGTGACAGAAGAACAATCAACAGAAGAAGTAGAAGTTACAGATAATTCTACACAAGAAGAACAGGAACATGAACCTGAACAAAAAAGTCATTCTAGAATGTACACAGAAGAAGAATATCAAAAAGCAATAAACAAAATTATTGCAAGAGAAAGAGGAAACAAGGAGAAGGAGATAAATCCTTTACTAGCAACATTAAAAGCTGTTGGGTTTGATGGTAAAACTCCACAAGAAGTTAATCAAAAATTACGCCAAAATTATAAGGAGCAAGGAGTAGATATACCAGAATATCACGAAAACATGTCTGAAAGAGAACAAAAAGCTCTTGCCAAACTTGATGCAGATGAAGTAATAGAATTGGGCGAACAAGCGATGCAAGACAGATTTGGAGAATTATACAAAAAGTATAAGGAAAACAATATTTCAGCAAGAGAAAAAGAAGAAATGAACCTAATAGGAAAAGCTCATTCAGTAAGATTAGCAAAAAAAGAACTGTTGTCAGTTGGAGCAGACCCTAATATTGTCGAAAGTGACAAATTTAAGAAATTTGCCCAAAGATATGCAGATAATGTTTCAATAAAAGAAATATATGAGGATTACAAAACAAAATATGGAACAAAACCAACAAAACCAGCAAGTGCGGGAAGTGTAAGAACAACACATTCAGAAGCACAAGTAAATTATAACGAAATGTCTGATAAAGACTTTGAAAAAGAACTCCAAAAAGTAATAGGAGGAATTTAAAAAAAGAAAGGAAATGATTAATTATGCCAGCAATAAACAATTCAATATCAAATTTAAGTGTTGAAAACCAAACATTTTATGATAGAACATTACTATCAAGATTATTACCAGATTTACATTTTTATAATGATGCCAAAAAGAAAAAAATTCCTAAAGGAAAAGGAACAAAAATAGAATGGAGAATATTTAAATCTTTAGCTGTTCCAACAACTCCGTTAGAGGAAGGGGTAACACCTACAGGTAAAAACTTAGATATATCACCTGTTACAGCAGAATGTAGTCAATACGGTGATTATGTAACAGTATCAGATATACTAGATATGCAAGGAAAAGACCCTGTTATAGCAGAAACATCAGCACTAGAAGGAGAACAAGCAGCACAACTTGTTGATATTTTAATCAGAGATACCGTAACAAGTGGAACAAATGTAAGATATGCCAATGGAAAAGCAACAAGAACAGCATTAGCAGCTACAGATGTTTTAAAAGGAGAAGATGTAAAGAAAGCTGTTAGAGACTTAAGAAAAAATAATGCTAAACCATTTAGTGATGGATATTTCCATGCTGTTATAAGTCCTGAGCAAGCTTATGACTTAATGAATGATACATCAACTGGAGGATGGATTGATGTAAATAAATACACAGATAATGCTCCGTTATTAAAAGGTGAAATCGGAAAATATGCAGGTGTAAGATTTATGACAACAAGTAACACAAAAACAGTAGATAATTCTGGTGTAGCAGTACATTTGGGAGTTATCTATGGAAAAGATTCTTATGGTGTACCTGAAATTGGAGATGGAAGTGCAGCAAAACCATCTATCATAGTAAAAACAGATGGTGGAAACGCAGACCCATTGAACCAAAGAAACACAATTGGTTGGAAAAATATGTTCACTTGTAAGAGACTTGAAGAAAAAGCAATTGTAAGAATTGAAACTGGAGTAACTGCTTAGCAGTTACTCTAAAATTTATTTATAGGAGGAGAACAAAATGGAAAATCAAGAAAACAAAAATCAAGAGTTAGCAATCACAGAAGAACAAGGCAAACTAGAGCAAGAAAAAGAAGCTAAAAAAACAGCAGCTACATTGAAAAAAGATTTAGTAGAAATAAAAATACCTATAGATCCACTAAACAAAACAGATAAAACTGTAGATGTAATAATAAATGGATACAGATGGACTATAGAAAGAGGAAAAGATGTAAAAGTTCCAAGAGCGGTAAAAGAAATATTATCAGATGCTCAATATATCTAAAATCACTACCAAGTAGGTAGTGTGTAGAGCATTTAGTGCTTTACACAGTGCTTATTTAAGGAGGAAAAAGAATGTATTTAAAAGATTTAAAAAATATTGCTATGCAATTAATAGATGAATACTCAGAAACGAAAGCTCCAACAGAAGATGAGGATATAAAATTAAAATTAAACGGATTATTCAATACTGCATTATTTGAAGTTGCTCAAATTAAGAAAATATTAAAAGTTTATAACTTTTCAATAAAAGAAGAAATTGACACTGAATATAAATCAATTGGTTTGCCAGATGATTTTATGGAAGAAAAAAGATTAAGATATTTTTCGTCTAATAATTCAACATTAAGATATTATATTCAAAAAGACAAATTAAAAGTACATAAATCATGCTTAGGAACTTTTGAATTAGAATACTATGCAATTCCAGAGGAAATAACAGATGATAATCAAGATGATTACGAATTTGAATTAGATATAGATGCTCAAATGGCACTTCCTTATTATGTGGCAAGTAGTGTATTAATGAGTGATGTATCAGCCAATTATACTGCTTTTGAAGCCAAATATAACGCAAAAGTAGAGCAATTAATGAGAAGTGCACAGGAAAACGAAAACAACAGCACAGTTACAATACATCAAATATTTTCAATTTAGGAAGGAGATATATTTATGGCAACTATACCAGATTTTACACCTAAAACTCCTAAAACAAGAGTATATAGTGATTTTAGAGGTGTTGATTTTACATCTGATAGTACAAGAGTGTCTTTATATAGAAGTCCTAATTGCGTGAACATGTATAAAGATTATAAATCAAGTCTAGGACAGGCAGTAGAGACAAGACCTGGCTTTATAAATCTATTAGAGCTTGAAAACGAAATATATGGTATACATTTTATAAAAAGAGATTCTTTAAAAGTTTTAATTCATAGTGGAACAGATTTGTTGCTTTGGAGCAATTATCCTAGCAAACAATCAAAAGAAGATATGCAAGTTTTATTTTCCAATATGGCTGAAACAAAATCAAGAGCTTTTGTATATGATAATAAATTATATATAAATGATGGAAAAAATTATATTTATTATGATGGAAATGAAGTAAAAAGTGTTGAAGAGATTGCGTTTATTCCAACAACAACAATTGCTAGAGCACCGAGTGGTGGAGGTACATTATATCAACCAGTAAATTTGCTACAGAAGAAAAGAAAAAATTCGTTTTTAGCAAATGGAACTGATAAAAATTATACTTTAGATAGTAGTGGATTAGATTCTGCTGAAATTGAAGCTACAATAAATGGGACTAAAAAAACGGAAGGAACAGATTTTACAGTTAATAGAGTTACAGGAGTAGTAACTTTTAACTCCGCACCACCAGCACCTTCTACCGCTGGTCAAGATAATGTAATTATTACTTTTTCAAAATCTGTATCTGATTATGCCAGTAGAATAAAAAAGTGTTTAATAAGTTGTATTTTTGACAATAGAGTGTTTTTTTGTGGTAACAACAGCTTTCCAAATGCTCTTTTTAATTCTATGCTGAATGACCCTACATATGTATCAGACTTAGCTTATTATCAAGATGGAAGTGACAATATTCCTATTACATCAATATTAAGAGTAGGAGATAGCATCTTAGTTATAAAATCAGATGACCAACAAGATGCTGTAGTTTATTATCATTCGCCACAAGAAGTAAAGAATGGAGATACGGAAGATACAATATACCCAACTAAACAAGGTTTGGCTGGAATAGGTTGTATATCAATGTGGGGAAGTAAAAACTTCTTAGATGAACCTGTTTTTGTTTCTAGATTAGGACTGGAGAGCTTTACAAAATTGAACTTAGGTTTGGAAAGAAGTATTGAGCATAAGTCTAGTATGGTTGATACCAAATTAGTTAACGAACCAGATTTAGAAAATATATGTTTAGAACAATGGAGAGGATACCTTTTATGTTTAATAAATGGACATATTTATTTAGCAGATAATAGGCAAAAATACCTTAATAAAGGAACGCAACAACAAGAATATGAGTGGTTTTATTGGGATAACATAGGAGATGTAGTTAATAATGAGTTTAAAGAGGCAACTCTATTAAAATCATATGATGATAATTTGTTTTTTGGAACAGAAAATGGAGTTGTTGCTAAATTTACAGACAGAATCTATAACGACAATGGAAGAACTATATATTGCCAATGGGAAACACCATGCGATAGTTTTGAAAGTGAAAATCATGTTAAAACAACAAATAAAAAAGGTGGGATAGCTAATTTTAAAGCTATCCCTGGTTCAGTTTGTAAGCTTAAAGAAAAAACAAACAAATCAGAAGAAAAAGAAATTGCAAGATTTATAGCGAGTGGTTTTTCATACGAAAACTTTAGTTATACTGATTTCTCATATAATACATCTCAAAAATTGAGTATGAACTATAAGATAAAAGAAAAGAAATGGTCAAATATATCATTAATATTTTATTCAGATGAGTTAAACAAACCATTTGGAATATTTAATGCAGTTTTAGAGGCCTTTGTAGGCGGATATATAAAGTAAGGAGGATATAATATGTTCGAAAAAATTACAGATAACGTAGAAATACATCAAACTTTACCAGATACACCCAATATGACAACACAAGAATTAAAAAAAGAGTGGGATAAAGGATGCAAGATAATAAAAGAAGGATTCAACAATTTAATTGATAAATTAAACAAAATGGGAATAGAAGGTACAGTTTTATATGAAAATTCAGTAGGTTCAATAGAAGAAATAACTTTAAATGATTCGGTTGCAAAATATGATCGCGTAAAAATATTCTATCATTATAGTAATATTTATGGGAGCACAGAAGTTGATAACCCGAACGAAAAAACAGTATCTTTAAATGTTATGTTTAGTATACCTATTTATAATTTAGCGAGAGCAGAGTATAAAAACATAAAAATAAGTGGCAATCAAATAACAAATGAAGGATACGGATATTTGTCAATAAACACAAGTGGAACATCTGGTGTCAGCATTGAAGAAAACAAAATTTATATAACAAAAGTTATAGGATATAAGGAGGGAAGTAATGAGTAACTATAATATTGATGAATTAGCAAGACAAATGGGCTTTAATGATACATATTTAAACAAATTAAAAGCAAGTAATTCTTATATAACAGAGAGTGCAAATCAAGATAGAAACATGATAAATTCACAATTAAATCAAACTATTTCAGACTATGAAAAAGAAAGACAAGACCAAAACAATAATTTCATAAAAGAAAGTCAAGCTGCATATGTAGATTATGCAAAATCTATTAATCCATATTCAGTTCAAAATAGTAATACCAATAAAATGGGACTAGGCAATAGTGGATATTCTGAAAGTTCTTTAATAAATGCGAATAACACATATCAAAATAGATATACAAACACCAAAACCAATTATGACAATATCTTTGCTAATATAAATAACAATATAGCTAAAGCAAAAGAAACAGGAAATATTGAACTTGCTAAAATTGCTAAACAAGAACAAGATAGATTACTTGAAAATCTATATAAAATAAATGATGAATATACTGCTGAAAAACAGAGAGAAGAAGAAAAGAGAAGGTATGAAGAAGAAATTGCACTTCAAAAGCAACAATGGGAAGCAGAGATGACATTACAAAAGCAACAACTAGCAAAATCATCTCGTGGTTCTTCAAGAAGTACAGGAAGCGGAAGCGTAAATTCTACAGCAGTTTCAGTTAACAACAACAATAATCAACAAGCTGCAGAGAATCAAAATCTAAAAAAATTATATGAAAATCTATCAAAAGCTAGACCAAGCAATAATTTAAATAAGCAAATATATAGAAATCTAATATATGGAGAAGTACAAAATGGACATATAACGGATTCAGATGCATCAGCATTATTTAATGAGTTTGGATTATAGGAGGCAAATATGTCTTGGGAAGATTTTAAGAAAGAAAAACAGCAAAATTCTTCTTGGGAAGAGTTTAAACAAAATAGAGAAAAATTAGTTCAAGTTTCGAACAACAAAACTCCTACTAATTCTATATCTCAAAACATAAAAAACTTTACAAGCGATACAGGAAGAACATTTAGCAACTTAGGAATTGGTTCAAAAATTGGAGTGAAACAATCTCTTAATTTTGCATATAAGGTTGGAGAAAATAGAAATAAAACAGAACAGCAAGTAAAAAACGAAAGAGTCTTAGGTTCAAGAGAATTAACTAATACAGAAAAAGCACTATATATTGCACAACAACAAAGTAAAAGTGTTGACCCAAAAAACTTAAATAATGAAGCTAGCAAAAATGTTATATTACCAATGTTAAACAACAATATCCTAACATACAATAATACAAAAGTAGAAGAAGTTGCTAATAGTAATATACTAGACAGGTCAATAAATAAAGATCAATTAAAAATTCAAGAAAATATAGAAAATCAAACCAACAATTTTTCTAAAAAGTTAGCAGAATTAGCACCGTCAATAGGAAATATGGGGGTAGGTACAGCAATAAGTGCATTAAATCCAGTTGCAGGAATGTCATATTTTACTACTAGTGCAGGAGGAAGCTATATGCAAGATGCATTAGACAGAGGAATGACAAGAGAACAAGCTACAACCTATGGAGCTATAATGGGGTTAATGGAAGGTGCAACAGAAGCAATTGGAGTAGAAAATTTATCAAAGGCTGGTAAAGGATTAAAAGCATTGGTTAGTGGGGCTGGTATAACAGCAACTAAAGAAGGAGCTGAACAAATTGCTAAAAACAGTATAAAAACAGTTTTAAAGGATTATGGAATAGGTATAGCAGACAATGTTATGCAAGAAGCAATAATAGAACCAATCCAAGAAGTAGTAGCAGGGGCAATAGGAGGAAAAGATAAAGCCAATTGGAATGATATGGGGCAAAGAATGTTAAAGGCTGGAATAGATGGTGGACTAACTAGTGCAATATTAGGAGGAGCAAATTTAGGAATACAATCTTGTGTAGGAGTAATAGAAAAGACTACAAATGGTCAAAGTGTAACACAACAAGAGATACAAACAGCAGTAAAAGAAGCTTCAACGCAACTAGATGTTACAAAAATGATAGAGGATAGTACACAACAAGAGATAAACAAATATAATACATTGTCAGGACAATCACAATTAACGCAGAACCAACAAAATGAAAACATACAACAAATTACACCAATAATGCAAAAAAATGCTCAAAACGGAATTTTAGAACAAAATAATAGTATTTTAAATAATAAAGATGTTCCAATGTTGAATTATCAGTATGAAAAAAGTGATAATATAAAGATAAATAATTTAAGACAAGATGCTGGAAAATATTTTAATAATTCAGAACAGGCTCGAAACTATGTAAGCATGCTAGAACAAATTATAACTGATAAAAATGTTGATATAAGATTAGATTCTGACTTGAGAACGCCAGATGGACAAGTTGCAAATGGTTCATATTCAAATGGAGTGATAACAATAAATCCAAACTCAACAAAATCAGGTGAATTTATAGCAGTTCATGAATTAACACATGCAATTGGTACAGATTCTATGAAAAATATAATAGAGACATACAGAAAAAGCAACGCAGAATTTAATACAGCTGTTGAAAATCTTTTACAAAATTATAATTCAACAGAATTAACAGATGAAGCCCTATCAGATGTTTCAGCACAGCTTTTTGGAAATCAAGAGTTTATTGCTAATGTTTCGCAAAATAATCATAATATATTTAAGAGAATCTATAATGAAATAAAGTATTTATGGCATCAATTTAGAGGATATAAAAATCAAAATCAATTTATAGATGATTTGTATTATAAATGGACACAGGCTTATAATAGCAATAATAAGTTGAATGAAACAAGTAATTATTCTATTGCAGGAAAACAAGGAATGATAAATGCAATAAAAACAGATACTGGAAACTTAGAACTTGAAAGAAACTATAATAAAGCTCAACAAATGCAAGAAAATGGAATTGATAATGAAACTATTAGACAAAGTACAGGATGGTTTCAAGATAGAAATGGTGATTGGAAATTTGAATTTTCTGATAGAGACATGTCATTAAAAAAAATTAGATTCAAAGAAAATAGCACATATAAGTTAGAAAATATATTAAAACATGATACTTTATTTACTATATATCCAGAATTAGCAAATTATAATGTTAAGTTTACTGATTTAAATAAGGCAAATGGTGTTTATAATATATTTGATAAAGATATAAAAATAAATAATAATCTACTAAGTAAAAAACAATATAAAAGCAGTATTGAAGGAACATTAATCCATGAAATACAACATGCAATACAAGATATTGAAAATTTTGAAGGTGGGAGAAGTAGCAAAGGAAGTAAATTAGCTTATTACGAAAGTTTAGGAGAAATTGAAGCTTCTGATACAAAGGCAAGATTTTTACAAGAAAGACATAAGAATATTGATTTAACAGATATTGCTCCCGAAAGTTCTAAAACAAATCCTAAACATCAAAATTTAGACAAATATTTAAAGAATAGAAAATTACTTGATAAAGCTAAAGATGGAGTGTATAATTATATAAAAAAAAGGAACGGTGGTAACAATGAATTTTCTAAAGAAAATATTTCGAAAAATAAGAAGCAAAATATGGGATTGGTGGATGGCAGAAGACGAGGAAGATATGTAGATGAATATGAGATTGAAAATATTACTAATGCTGGAAAAAATAACGAAAAAAATACACTTGAAAATAATAGAGAAGATAGAGGAATATATAGGGATAGAATAAATAATAGTGTTCAAGAATCTGAAAATAATTCAGATTCTTTTTCTTTACAAGATAATTATGGAAGGAAATTATCAAAAGAGCAACAATATTTAAACAAAAACTTTAAAACAACAGGAACAAGAACAAATTTACAGGACATAAAAAATTTAGCACCAATAGAAAAAAATGTAAATGACAATAAAGGCATAAAAGCCCCAATAATGCAAAAACAGCAAAATGGTAGTATAAATGCACCGATAAGCAAAGAGGTCAAAGCAAGAAAACATTATAAATCTATTATGGAAAGTCAGTATACATCGAGTGAAGCAAAGACAATAGCCAAAGAACTAATGGGAACTGATACATATGTGCCAGATTCTAATAATAGCCAACTTGAAAGAGCGAATGAAAGAATATTAAATTCGACTCCAGAAAGTGAATTAAATTCTTTTATGAGCAAAGCAATAAATGGTGAAAAAATAACAGCAACAGACATAGCTGTTGGAGAAAAACTAATACAATATTATTCAAAAACAGGAGACAAAACAAAACTACAAGATGCAATACAAGCTACAGCAATGGCCGGAACAAGTGCAGGGCAAACAGTACAAGCATTGTCATTATTAAACCATCAAACACCGGAAGGACAGGCTATTTGGCTACAAAGGTCAGTGGACAAAATGAATAATGATCTAAAAAAGACAAGAGGAAAAAATGCAGAACAGTTTAATCTAACAGAAGACATGATAGACAAAATAGTTAATTCTAAAGATAATGATGACCTACAAAATAATTTAAATGATGTCTATAAACAATTAGGACAGCAGGTATCCAAAACAAACTTACAAAAAATAGATGCTTGGAGATACTTTTCAATGCTAGCCAATCCCAAAACACATATAAGAAACATTGTTGGAAATACAGCTATGGCAGGAGTACAAGGTGTAAAAAATAAGGTTGCAGGAGCTATAGAAGGGACTATTAGCAAAGTGAATCCAAATATGGAAAGAAATCATACAATTGTATCGGCAAATAAAAAAGTAACTACATTTGCAAAAAATGATATAAAAAATGTAGCTGACAGATTAGGACTAAATGAAAATAAATATAACCCTAAAACCAGATTAGAAAATAGCATGAGAACATTTAAAAGTGATACTTTAGAAAACACTATAGGAAAATTGTTTGGCTTGAATGATAATCTGTTAGAAGCGGAAGATGGCTGGGGATTGAAAGCTGGATATACAAAAGCATTATCAGAATATATGACAGCTAATAATTTAAATCCAAATACAATAACAGATAAACAATTAGCAAAAGCAAGAAATTATGCAGTAGAACAAGCACAAGAAGCCACATTTCATCAAGCAAGTGCGATAGCCTCTTCATTAAATCAATTTCAAAATAAAAATAGACTTACAAAGTTTATAATAGGTTCTACATTACCGTTTAAGAAAACACCAATAAATGTCGCAAAAGCTGGATTAGAATATAGTCCAGTGGGATTAACAAAAAGCCTAATTTATGACACTGTTAAATTAAGAAAAGGAAACATAACAGTCAATAAATATATAGACAATATATCCAAAGGATTGACTGGAACAGGAATAGCATTGTTGGGATATGCGTTAGCAGATGCTGGTATATTAAAAGCAAGTGGTAGTGATGATACAGACAAAGAAAAATATGATGAAGAAATGGGAAAACAAACATATTCTATTACTATTGCAGGAAATACATATTCATTAGATTGGTTAGCACCTACAGGAATACCATTATTTATAGGGGCTGAATGTCACGAGTTAATGCAAACAGAAAAAGAAGAAAAGACAAGCTCTAGTGATGAAAATAGCAAGTATAGTAAAGCACTTAAATCTGCAACAAATATACTTGATTCTTTTACAAATGCAATGAATCCAATGACTGAAATGTCAATGTTAAGTGGTTTAACATCAGCGCTAAAAAGTTATGAACAAGGAAGTAGTCAAATGATAGCAAGTTTAGGAACAAATGCAGTGAAATCATATGTAAATCAATTTGTTCCAACGGCTTTGGGTCAAATAGCGAGAACAACTGATAAATATGAAAGAGATACAACATCTACAAAAACAGGCGTATTGCCAAAAGCTATAGACTCTACCAAAAATCAAATCATAAATAAAACACCAGCTTTAAGACAAATATTGCCAATAAAAACTGACATTTGGGGAAATGAAGTAAAACAATCTGACAATATAATTCAAAGGGAATTGGAAAATGCAGTGTTACCTTGGACTAGAAAAGAAGTAGATACGACTAAAGTAGATAATGCCTTAATGGAGCTATACGATGAAACAGGAGAAAGTTCAATACTGCCAGACACATTGGATAAAAAGTTGACTATAAATGGTCAAAATTATAGGTTGACTAATGAAGAATATTCTAAATATAAAACAGCGTATGGAAAAACATCATACAATTTATTAAATAGTTTAGTGTCATCTAGTGAATATAAAAGCATGTCAAATAGTCAGAAACAAACAGCAATAGAAAGCATTTATGATTATGCGAAAGAAAAGAATAAAGTTGACTATGCCCAGAGTGTTAACGAAACAATAAAAACATCTACAAACTATAATATATTAGAAGAATTAAGAAAAGCTGGAGAAAGTCAAACACAATATTTAAGCTATTCAAGTGAGACAAAGGAAATACAAGGAGAGAAAGCAAATCAAAAGAAAAATAAACTTTTACTTGATGCAAATTATTCTTCAAAGGCAAAATCAATAATCTATCAAAATACAACAGGTAAAAATGATGATACATATAGAATTTTAAACAAACTTGATAGTAGTAAAAATATTATAAATCAATATCTAGATTATTTACAAGCTGACTTAAAGGCAGATAGAGAAGATGATAGTACAGAAAACGGAAAAGCTATTTCTGGAAGTAAAAAGCAAAAAGTTTATAACTATATCAATAGCATTGATAGTAAGGATATGTCATATGTACAAAGACTTTATTTAACAGGTGTAAATACTACTTTGAGTACTTCTGATAAAAAGAAAATATTTACTTTGATAAATGAAAATAAATCACTTACTAAAAATGAAAAACTTGAAGCACTTGATAAATTACAAGGATTTACTGTATATAAAGACGGAAAAGTTGCATGGTAAATATTGCAAAAATATGGGAATAGTGAGATAATGCTGTAATAAGAATAAAGAAAAGGTGATAGTCTAATGGATAATCAAGATAAACAAAAAGAAAATAATATCTATAATATAATAATCTCTGTTTTAGCAATAATAGCAGTAGTTGGGTTGTGCTATTTAGGTTATTTAATGTATGATAATTATCAAAACACAATTATAGATTATGAAAAGCAAATAGATAATCTTCATTCCACAATTAATCAAAAAACACAATCGATAAACAACTATAAGACTAAAGTAGATAGCATGAATAAGCAAATACAATTTATGAATGACCATGTTGCCATTTGTCCTTTAGATGGAAGTGGATTATATCATAGATATGGCTGTGAGCATTTAGATACTTCTAGTTTTATGATATATAACACAGAACAAGCACCTAATGAGGAATATTCTCCTTGTCCCTATTGTTTTACAGAAACAACTAATACATCAAATGATATAACTGAAATTGTTTATATAACTAATACAGGTTCAAAATACCATAGAGAAGGTTGCTCTTATTTAAAAAGTAAAAAATCTATTACAAAAGAAAAAGCACAAGAACAGGGGTATATTGCTTGTGAAAGATGTAATCCTTAAAATAAAATACAAAGCACTTACAAAAATGTAGGTGCTTTTATTATGGAGGTCAAAATGAAAATAATCATATATCAAAACAGAGAAGTTTATAAAGAAGAAAGCAAAATAGGTAATGACTCAGAGAATAAAGTAGAAACTTTAGAATTTGAGTTTCCAGAGGAATATAAAGATTTTACAAAATATATTGAATTTCAAACAAAAGACGAAAAGTATGTTGACTTGATAGAAGACGACAAATATATAATAACTAGGGCTATTGCAAAGTATGGAAAAATAAAAGCACAAATAGTATTAAGAAATAGCTTAGAAAATGATGTTGCAGTTTTTAAGTCTGATATATTTGAATTGAAGGTTTCTAAAAGCATCAATGCTACAATCGATGTTCCTATTGAATATCCAACATGGATAGATAATCTAACAAGATTAAAACAGGACATAGAACACGCAGAACACGAAAGAGTATCAAATGAAAATGAAAGAATATCTGCAGAGAAAACAAGACAAGAGAACTTTACTAAAATGCAAGAAACTGTATCAAGTGCAGTAAGCAATATAAAAGATTTAACAGACAAGTACAATGAAAATGACAAGCAAAAGACAGAAGCATTTAATAAGAACTTTGAAGAGAAGCAAAAATCAATAAATGACAATGCAGAATCAAAGATAAAAGCATTTGATAACAATGCAGAAGCACAAACAAAGACATTCAATACTAACTCAGATGATAAACTAGCAGAATACAATAGAAATCATACTGCTAAAATGAAAGAGTTTGACGACAATTATGATACAAAGACAAAAACATTTGATGATAATGCTGCAGATAAACAAAATGAGTTTGATGAAAACGCTTCTGATAAGTTAGCTGAATACAATCAAAATGCAGAAAGTTTAAAAAATAGAATTGAAGAATTAGAAAATCAAATTCCATCACGGAACAGCAAGTGGAAACTCAATTCATGTTGAAGATAGCGGAACACTTGATTTTGATTGGAAAATTAGAGGTGGACATAAGCAAGAGACGAGAGAAGGGTATAACTTATTAGATTTCAATGTTACACAAAATAGCAAAGTAACAGTAAACGAAGATGGAACATTAACAATAAATGGAGCTGGTGGTTTTAGTTTAAATATAGATAAATTACAATTAAAAGCAGGTATCACATATTATCAAAAAGTTGAGCTGATAAGTGGCAGTGTTTCTGGTGCAAATATAAACAATACTTTTTTAAGCTTTGCCGGAGCTGGAAAATGGATTTCTAGTGAAATATTTACAGAATCAAGCTTTAATGAAGATACGGAAAAAACAGCTATCTGGATAAATGCGAGTGCTACATTTGATAATGCAGTAATAAAAATATGGGCAAATACGAACAAGAGTGATTTCGAACAATACGGAGCATCACCTTCACCTGATTATCCAAGCGAAATTGAAACAGTAGGAAGTAATGTAAACGAGTTTAATTGTAGAGATACGTATACTTCAAAAGGAATAACGTTAACTAAATATATAGATGGAAGCTTTAAAGTTGAAGGAATATCAACAGAAAATTCTGATTTTAATTTTAATATAGCTACTTATTTTAAAATAAAAGGAAAAAATACATTTAAGTATGAGGTGCTTGAAGGAAATTCACCAGCAGTATGGTTTTGGAATAGTACTGATAGTAATTCAAATATAACTCTTTCAAAGACAAATAACAGTACAGTAGTAACGTTTGAAGATGAAAAAGAATTAGCGTTAAATTTTACAGCAGTCAAAGGAACAACATATTCATTTACAGCAAGAATGAAAATTGTAAAAGGAAAAGAGACAGGTTTATATTCTCCTTACCGGAATGGGCAGTGTAGAAATAGATGTGGTAAATGAAAATTTGATAGATAAAAATAAAATAGCAAAAGGTTTAATGATAACAGCAACTGGAGAGACGACAAATTCAAAATATTTTTCAACAGATTATATAAAAGTATCAAAAAATGAGACATATTATGCAAATGAGTATGTGCCAGTTGTTGCAGCATATGACAAAGACAAGAAAAGCATTGGGTATATTAGAAATACATTAACAGGAGGAAGTTTTAATACAGGAAATGCAGTCTATATAAGAGCTAGAAATAATGTACAGTTATCAACTGAAGAAGAAATTCAAAATGCAATAGATAAAGCAATGATAATAAAAGGCTCAACCTCATCAGATTATATAGAACATCAATCTCAAACAGCAATAATGCCAATACAACAAGAAATGTTAGAAGGAGACTATATAAGTGATGTAGAACATCATGAATGGAAAAAATTAGTATTGACAGGAGACGAAAATTGGGCTTGGAACACAACAAAAGAAATTACTCAAGTATTTCAACTTGATTCTAATATCAATATGAAAAATGAAAATGGATATTGCAATTGTTTAAAAACTGGTGTTGCAGGAGATGCTGAAAAAATTGTTTTTTCTTCAAAAATATTTATTGCAATAAATAAAGATAGACTATCAACAGCGACTGTAAATGGTTTTAAAGAATATCTAAAGCAAAAGTATGAGTCAGGGACACCGATAATAATTTATTATAAACTAGCAGAAGCAATTGACTTAGAACTAACAGAAGAACAAAAAGCAATACGAGATACTAAGTTATACACATACAAAAACATAACCAATATAGCTGTAAGTGATGAATTAGCAAGTATAGATGTAGAGTATAAAAAAGACTTAGAAACAGAACATAATAAACTTCAAAATGAAATAGACGAAATAAAACAATTATTAAGTACAACACAAACAAGTGCATTATTATTAGATAACTTACAAAAAGAAGTAGAAAGTGAGGTGGAATAAATGATAGTAGAATTATTAAAGAAATTAATCACTAAAAAATACTACAAAGAAAAAGCAGACATAGAGAACAAATTAAATGTATTTTATGCAATGAGTAAAATAAGTGATGAAGAATACAGCGAATTAACATTGTTAGTAGAAGATACATATACAGAACCAGTTGAAAATATAGAAGAAGCTACAGAAGTAGCAGAAGGAGAAGAATAACATGAGTGAAGCGATACTTGTAGCAATCATAACAGGGGGGCTATCCTTAATTGGGGTAGTCTTTTCTAATATGTCTAGCAACAAAAAGATAGAAACAGCATTAACAACTCAGCAAGCAGTAACAGACACTAAATTAGAAGAATTAACAAGAGAAGTAAGAGCACACAATAATTTTGCACAAAGAGTGCCAGTTCTGGAAGAACAGATGAAAGTTGCAAATCATAGAATAGAAGATTTGGAAAGGAAAGGTGATTGATATGGATAAAATAAAGAAAATTGCTAAATATACAATAAATATATTAGCAATAGTAAGTGCATTAGTAGCAGGAATAAATGCAGTAGACGGTATAACAATACCGTTTGCAGTTCAAATAGTGCAAGTAATAGCCGTTATAAACGGTGTTATAAGCACATATTTACTTGGTCAAAAAGCAGTAAATAGCAAGGAGGTATAGTTATGGAAGATAACATACAAGTAGAAACTGTAGAGTTTTCTCAAGAATTATATGAACAAAACATAAAAGAGAATATATTTGAAACTGAATATGAGGCAGGTGAAGACAATGCAAATAACTAATGTAATATGTCCTGAAAGCAAATATCCTACAAAATGCCCTGATGTAACAGAAAAAGATGGAATATGTATTCATAATACATATAATGATGCATCAGCAATGTCAGAAGTATCATATATGCTAGGGAGACCTGAAAAAGTATCATTTCATGCTGCGGTAGATAATTATAGAATTGTAACCGGACTACCATTTGAAAGAAGTTGCTATGCAGCAGGAGATGGAAGATACGGAAAAGGAAATGCTCATAAAATAAATATAGAAATTTGCTATTCAAGATCTGGTGGAAAACAATTCGAGGAAGCTGAAAAGTTAGCAGCAGAATATACAGCATATCTGTTAAAAGAATATGGATGGGGAATAGATAGAGTAAAAAAACATCAAGACTTTGCAAATAAATATTGCCCACATAGAACATTAGATTTAGGTTGGCAAAGATTTTTAAATATGGTTAGTTCTTATTTAGAGGATAAACCTGTAACAGAAAATAAAAATATAGAAAGTGGAAGTGATGAACCAGTGAGAAAGTATAAAAACGGAAGTACGACTGAAAATGTTTATGCAGATACAGCTTGTACTAAAAAAGTAGGAAGCTTAGACCCACGAGAGGAATGTGACTGCTTTGGAATATTCAATGACAGAGCGATGGTAAGATATAAAGTTAATGGAAGTTCTGTCTACAAGATGGGCTTTTGCAAATGGCTTGGAGGAGTGAAATAAAACAAAATAGGCAGGCTGTTTAGTCTGCCTTATATTTCTCTAGAATCGGTTTAAAGTATTTTTCTTCAGCAGATTTACGAGCTTTGATAGCATCTTGAAGATTATCAAAATATCCAATGTGTTTAGGCTTATGATTTACTTGTATTCTAACTCTGTATTTATTGTTTATGCGAGAGATACCAGTGTAACCAGTGTTATTATTTTTCTGTGTTTTATTTTTATAAAATTCTATGTGTTTTTTTCTAACTTTTGCTAATGTTAAATTAGAGTTTTTGCCTTTATTTTTACAACCACAACTTGTAGTTTCACCATTTAAAACTTGAGTAAAGACCAATTCTTTTACATTTCCGCAATCACATTTAAAAAGAGCCAATTTTGAGTTACGTTTATCAAGTTTATTCAAATTTTTTATTAAAGTAAGATGATTAAATCTTTTTCCGATATAATCATCTATATTATAGCCTCTCATAATTTATCCTTATTCGTTTATATATCTATCAGACATATAATAACATTTTACATATTCTTCAAAGCTTACATCTTTGAAATCTTCTTTAAAATCACTTTCGCTTTTATCATAATCATATTTTGCTTTTAAATCTTGTTCTGTAACTCCGTATTCGCTCATTTCTTTTAACATTTCTTCAATACTTAATTCTTTCATAATTTTCTCCTTCTATGAGTGCTAGCCGATTCGGTCTAGTCTTATCTCTTTGTTAAATATATTATACTACGTGTACACGTAAATATCAATACTTTTTTTAATTTTTTTCTAAAATATTTTTAATATTTTCTTTTACCCATTCTGAATAGGTTTTCCCTTCACTTTCTAATCTTTTTAAAAACTTTTCTGCGATATCTTTATCGACATCAACTACTAATCTTTTGTATTTGTTTTTTCTCCACTCAGTTTCTTTTTTTAAATCTCTCATATAAGACAC